CCGCGCTGATCCGGGTTCTGATCGGTGGGCGCGGGAGCGGAAAGACCACGGGGTGCGCGGTCGAGGCGATAAGGCACTGTTTAAACTTCGCGGGGGCAATCGAGAAGATCAACGAGAAGATCGAGCAGGGCTTGCCCGAGGAGGGCGATGGATCCGAGCAGTTGACTCTGGAGACTTCCGATGCCCGCAACCCTAACTAAACCCCTAGCCTCGCGCAGGGAAAACACCCCTAAGGATTGGTACAAGCCGGGAAAGTCCATCCGCGAGTTCCACAACTCCTCCGCGCTGATCCGGGTTCTGATCGGTGGGCGCGGGAGCGGAAAGACCACGGGGTGCGCGGTCGAGGCGATAAGGCACTGTTTAAACTTCGCGGGGGCAAAGGTGCTGTGCGTGAGGAAGACTCAGGTCAGCAATCAGGACACATCGGTAAAGACCTTCAATGACACCTACGACCGGTACGGCTACCGGATCGCCATTGACGAGGAGTTGAGCCTGTTCCGTAAGTGGAACGGCGGCTTGCGCGTCCGGATCCCGTCCGCTGCGGCGGTCGATGCCTACAACGAGTTCATGGCTTCCGGCCACCACACCCGGCAGCAGATCGTAAGCTGGATCGACAACGAGGGGGACCGGCTTTGCAGCTACATCGAGTTTCGCGGCCTGAAGGACGAGCAGAAGTCGGAGGGGCAGTTGCGCGGCTACGAGTGCTCGATGGGCATCTTGGTCGAGGCCGACCTGATGGAGGAGCGCGACGTTGACCTGATGGTGGGGTGTTTGAGGTGGAAGGACGCCTACGGGGACGAGATCCCCGACTACTGCATCATCCTCGACACCAATCCCCCGGACCCGGACCACTGGATCGCCGACCTTGAGAAGAAGCATTCCTCCTCCGACCGGTACGCTTTCTGGCACATCCCCACCCATGAGAACCGCCAGAACCTGCCCAAGGGCTACATCGAGAACCTAGAGTTGCAGTATGCCGACAAGCCCGCCCACTACAGGCGGTATCTGCTTGGGGAATACGCCGACCTTTTCGAGGGGAAGCCCGTCTATTTCGCCTACAAGACGGACAAGCACTGCGCCGTCGATCTTCCATTCCCGAAGGGTGCCTACCTTATTCGCGGCTGGGACTTTGGATCCACCCACGCCGTCACATTCAGCGCGTACTTCAAGCTGGATTTCGACCTTGGGGGCAGGCAGGTCCCGTTCGAATACTGGTGGGACCTGCACGAATATTACGACGAGCAGAGCGACGTTGAGCGTCAGTGCCGCGCAGTGATCGAGATAACCGAGGCCCAGTTCCCGTTCGTCGGAGACAGGAGCATTTGCAGCGGCGTCCTCGACTTCTGCGACCCGGCTGGCGCGGCGAGGAAGGATACGGGAGCCTCGATCCCGGTCCTCAATGCGAACGGATTCTTCCCTAAGTACCAGACATACGTCAGGTCCCTCCACACCACCATCGCCATAGGAAACCGGCTGATGGAGATGAAGGACCCGTCAGGACGCTACCAGTACCGCATCGACCGCCTTCACTGCCCGCGCCTGCACCGCGCCCTCGCCGGGGAATACCGATACCCGTTCAAGGGAGAGCCCGGATATTCCTCCGGGGAACCGGTCAAGGGACCGAGGGCGAACGGAGCAGACCACATCGCCGACGCATGGCGGTACGCCATCATCAACTGTATGCAGCTTGCCCGAAAAATGATGGACGAAGCCGCGAAGAATCTCTCCGGTCCCATCCGCACCAAGCCGCGCAGTTTAAACCGTAAGAAATCGTATTGAATTGACTCTGTGTTTTTTTGAGGTCATTTCGGTCCCAAAGGCCACACTTATTTCCCAAGATGAAAAAGACATCGCTAGAAATTTCCGACAAGGAAAAATACGGGGACATATCACCCACCGCTTCTTTCTCAGGAAAGAAACCCAGCGAGCAGAAATCTTGCCCAAGGATTGATTTGGTCGGCAAGCAGATCGCCGCGTTCGGCCTTGAGGACGCCAAGGTGGGTGACAAGTTCACCGCCACGATTCACGGCGTGGTCAAGGCGATGTCTGCCGGTGACCGCTATGACGCGGGAAATCCGGGCAAGTCCGAGATGACCCTTTCCTGCACCCACTGCACCGCCGAGGACGAGAGCAAGGGCGGCGCGGACGAGACTCCCGAGAGCGAGGAGACGCCCGAGGACGAGGAGAAGGAAACCCCGGATGAGGAGAATGCCGAGGAGGAGTCCGGGACCGAGGAGGAGCCCGAGGGCAAGGGTGCCAACGCCGACGAGGAAAGCTCCGCAGACGAGGAGAGCGAGGGCGAGAAGGAGGAGGCAGACACCGAGACGAATGCTTCCAACGACGAGGGGCAAGGCACCACCAAGACCAATTCCGGAGGAAAGAAGAAGAATACCGGTGTGGGCTTCAAGAAAAAGCCTGTTTCCCCCGAGGAAGCAAATCTCGACTAACAAGGCCGCTCTGCGGCCCGCTGTACGATGCCACTAAGCCTCACAGCGAGAATAGACGCCGACGAAGAATTTCGCAGGCGTATGTTTAAACTCTGCACGGACTATGTGCAGAACTCTCGCTTCCAACTGGACTTTTACACATCGGACTACGATGTGGCTCACGATATCCTGCAATGCTACAACATGATGACAACGCAGGACTATGTGAAGCTGGCGAAGGGCCATCCCCGCCGCTACGTCCTGCCGGTCACAACGACGCACATCCACACGATGACCTCGTTCCTGACCCAGACTTTGTTTGGCGACCAGTGTCCGCACAAGGTTGATCCGGGGACTCCGAAGGACGAGGGCGCATCGCGTGCGATGAACGAACTGCTCTGCTGGAACGCCGAGCAGCAGCAGGCCGGGATCTACCAGCTTGGATGGTTCTGGGTCGAGAACGCGCTGACCTACAACCGGGGAATCTTCTACGACTGCTACCAGTCGATCTACAAGGCGCAATGGAGCGAGGAGCCGATGGTTGACGAGGAGGGCCAGCCCGTCATCGACCCGGCAACCCAGCAGCCCAAGACCGAGCTTCGCAAGGTCCGCAAGCGGGTTGGGGGATACTGCCGCATGGAGGTGGTCAGCCCCTATGATTTCTACATCGACCAGAATATGCCGATGTACCGGATGCAGGAGGGCCGCTTCTGCGGCCACCGCATCAACGTCGCGTGGAACGACCTAGACCAGCGTTCCAAGCTGCCCGTCGATGACCCGCGCTACATTTCCCCTAGGGCGGTCAAGGAATTGAAGATGAAGCCAGCGAAGTCGCTGGGCTACCCGACACCCGGAACCATCACGGGCGGCACGGCGATGGAACTGGTCAGCCGCACCGCCTACGAGCGCACCCGCATCAACACCCCGCTCGATTCCCGCTACGACGCGAAGGATCCCGGCGTTGTCAGCATGGTGGAACTCTGGGTAAGGATCATTCCGAAGGACTACGACATCGATGACCGCACCGAGCCTGTGATGTACCAAGTGGTCATGGGCAACGAGCGCGAAGTCCTCGCCATGAATGAGTCCGTGTACGAGCACGATATGTTCCCGTACTCGGTCGGAGAGCCGAGGCCGTCACCCTTCTACCAATACACCCCGTCCTACATCATGCTCCTGAAGAACATTCAGGACTATGTGGACTACCTCAAGAACCGCCACATGGATGCGGTTACGAGGACCGTGGGCAACGTCTTCCTCGCCAAAAGCCACCTGATCGACATTCAGGATTTCGAGGACCCGGACAAGGAGGGGAAATTCATCTCCATCCTCCCCGAGGCGGGCAACCTTCCCATCAGCGAGATCATCCGTCAGGTCCCCATCGTGGACACCACGGCGAACTTCATCAACGAGATGCGGGAGTTCATTAACTTCGCCGAAAGCACCTCCGGGGCAACCCAGTCGATGCAGGGCGGTTTAAACCAGTCCGACGCCACCGCGACCGCATTCCAAGGCTCGCTCCACATGGCGCAGGGCCGGATGTCTGCCATCGCCCGACTCCTCTCCGTGCAGGGAATCGTCCCCCAGACCAAGCGCATCGTCGCCAACTTCCAGCAGTTCTACGACGGCGAGCTTATCCGGCGCATCGAGGGTCCCGACCTTCTCGAAATCGACGGCAGTCAGGAGGACACCATCACGATCACGCCGGATGTCATCCAAGGCGAGTTCGACTACCGACCGCACGACGGAACCCTGCCGGGTCCGGACGCACGCAGGGTCGCCGCACTCACCCGCGTCATCGAGTCGATGCCCACCTTCCCGCAGCTTTTCCAGCCCGGCAAGACCAACATCAACCCCAAGCGCGTCTTCATCGATATGTTCCGCATCGCCGGAATGAAGCCCGAGAGCTATACTTGGAGCGATCAGGAGATGGCAGAGGCCCAGCAGGCGATGCAGCAGGCCCAGCAGCAGCAGGCAGCTTCCATGCAGAAGCCGCCCGAACAGATCCGGCCCAGCATGAACGTCGCCGTCAAGTGGGAGCAGCTTACCCCGGAGGAGCGCGTTCAGATCATGGGAAAGATCGACGTTCACGAACCCCACCTCATGCAGCCCGGTATGCCGCCGGTCCCCATCGTCCCTCCCGGTCAGGTTCCCCCTCGCCCAATGCCCGGTATGCCAAGGGCTCCCAGCGCAACCCAGCGCAGGCCCGGCCCCCCCAATCAGGGCGGTCCCAGAAGCAGGCCGATGATCCCCATCATCAAGCCAGCCGCACCTCCAGAAGCACGGCCAGTTTAGTATTGACGCAAGCGGACTTTGCTCAAAAGTTTCCCGCGTGTCAATTTTGGTCAAGACCGCAACCGAGGCTACCGGAATGTCCGACTCGCAGATCCGAGAGATCTGCCGCGTGATGCCCGACAGCCCGCTCAAGAAGTACATCGAGTACCAGCTTGAGAAAACCGTCCTCGACCGAAGGATGAATTTCGATCCGAAAACCCAAGCCGACTTCGATTTCAATCGAGGCGTCATCGAGGGTTTAAACATAGCCAAGGGCATTTTGAACCGGAAACCTTAACTCATGCCAACCATGCCGCCATCCGCTGCCGCAACTCCTCCCGCAGATTCTGGAAGACTCCCCGGAGTCTCCGTCTCAGACGCCTTCGGCCTTCCTAAGGACTGGAGCCTAGCCGAATCCCTGCGCGGCGTGGCCGGTGACAAGGAGTCCATCGCCCCCGAGCCCGAAAAGGCTCCCGGCACCCCCGATCCGGACAAGATGGAGACGCAGCACGCGGAGGAAACGCCTCCCGACGAGGGCAAGGCAAGCACTCCCCCCGCCGACGAAAAGCCCCCGGTTGAGCCCGAAAAGAAGGCTCCCGCAGACAAAAAGCCCGAGGCTCCCGCCGCAAAGCCCGCCGCCAAGGCTCCCAAGCAGCCCGCGAAGCCCGCCGCCAAGAAGGAGCCGGAAGCCCCCTCCAAGATCAAGGTTGGCGACAAGGAGTACACCGCCGAGGAACTTCAGAAGCTCCTCACCGAGAAGGAAGCCAAGGCTACCACCAAGGAGGAAATCGACTCCGCCGCCGCCGCTGCCGCCGCTGCCGCCGCAGCAGCAAAGCCTTCCGACAAGACTCCGGAGCAGCAGGCCGCTGCCGCCTCCGAGCTTGCCAAGAAGGAATCCGACTGGATCGAGGATGCCTCAAAGAAACTCAAGCCCACGCCCATCGATGACGAGACGATGGACAAGATCCTCACCGGGGGACCCGAGGGCATCAAGGCTTTCGAGGAGGTTCGCCGCAAGGACATGGCCCGCGCACTGATCGAAGTTCGCAAGGACATCGTGAACCAGTTCAAGCCCATGATCGAAGCCGTGGACCGTTTAAACTCAGTCCACATTCAGGCCGAGGAGCAGCGCATCGAGGGGGAACTCATTGCGGAATATCCCTACATCGAGCCCCACATGGATCTCGTCCGAGAATACGCGAACGCTCTCATCAAGCAGAACCCCGAGGCCGTAGCCAAGATGTCGCAGGCTGAGTTCAACAAGATGACCGTTGATCTCACCGTGAACCACATCCGAAAATACGACAAGGGATTCGGTCAGGCCGCTCCCGCCGCGCCAGCTTCCGCAAAGGCACAGCCAGCAGCACCCGCTGCCAGACCCGCTGCCGCGCCTGCACGGCGCACCCCGCAGCCCCCGGCGGGAAATGTTCCCGCTCCCACGGGGCAGGGAGGTGGCAAGGATCGCGGATTCCAGAAGTCGGCCATCGAATCGCTGATGTAGTTATTGTAGGGATACGTTTTTCTGAATCGTTTCATTCGGAAATAGGCGTTATCTCGGAGCGTCGGTACGATCTATTGTAGGCTAAAAGGCCGCAATAGTTTACATCCCAAACTTTCCGTAAGGACGAAAGTTGTTGACATAAGGACTATATTCCTGTTTGGGTCCTGCATCGTAGCACAGTTTAAACCCAAACAGGAGTTCCAATCATGTCTTTAATTTCTGGCCTACTGTCCGTTCAGAACGCGGACCCGGATGATCTCACTGGCGAGTGGCAGCAGCACGTAACTGTCCGTCATGCCAAGGGGATCGGAAGCGGTGCCGTCCTCTTCGCGTTGATGACGATGTTGAGGAAAGAAAACGCGGAGGCGACGGAGTTCCACTGGTTTGAGCGGAATCCGGTTCGCAACGACTATTACTCCGACGCGGGGTATAACGCGAGCGTGACCACCCTTGGGTGGAACGACGGCGGGACCCCGGCGAATGCGGTTTGGCCGGGACTGGCCCTGAACACGGTGCTGGAGAACTCGCGGACGGGAGAGTTCGTGCGGGTGACCGCCGACGCGACGAGTTCGGCGGTTAGCGTGGAGCGCGGCCATGCGGGAACGACGGCGGCAGCGGTGCTGATCGGCGACCTGTGGACGCGGATCGCGGTGACGGCGGAGGAGGGATCGGCCCCCACGACCTCGATCTACGAGACCCCGGACGAGTTGGTGAACTACGTCGAGACGTTCAACGCCTCGGTATTCCTGACCAACGCCTACAAGGGGACGGTCCTGAGGACGGACATGGCGGGTCCGCTGCGGGAACGCCGGATCTACGCGCTGGAAAAGGTTTCCGGCGACATCGAGAAGAGCTTCCTGCTCGGGCGGCGCAACCGCCTGATCGGCGCGACGAACGGCGCGTACATCTACTCGACGGGCGGCATCCGTGATGCCCTCGTCAAGGGTGGGTACACCAGCAACATCCTGAACGGCCTCGGTGCCGCCGGATGCCCGCTGTCCACGTTCCTCGCGTGGCTCCAGTCTTTCATGGTGTTCGGAAGCCCGTCGAAGCTGGCCTTCTGCGGCCCGAATGCCTTTGCGGCGGTCAGCAACTACGCGAACAGCGCGGCGAGCGGCTTCCGCATCATGAACAACGAGACGGTGTTCGGGATGAACATCACGACCATCGTCACGCCGTTCGGGATTCTGGAACTGACGTTCCACCCGCTCCTACAGGAGTCCACCGCCTACCAGTCCTCGATGTTCGTGGTCGATCTGCCGAACGTCGTGATGAAGGTGATGGAGCCCCTGTTCTTGGAGCCGAACGTCCAGACTCCCGGACAGGACGCCTACAAGGAGCAGTTCCGGGCCAAGTACGGCCTGAAGCTGAAGTTCGCGCAAGCCTTCGGGTACGCGAACAGCCTCCAGAAGATCATCGCTGGCTGAGTTTAGGATTGACGTAACGATCAAGAGCCGAAGCATTCGGGAATGATCGAAACGTCACGCCAAGTACGAAGCCCTGAAGAAATCTTGAACACACCCCGCGACACGCCAACTGGTGTCGCGGGCACAAAGGAGGGGACGAAAAAGACACCTGTGGAACCCGAGCCGATCATCGAGCGTCCGCTATCCGCGACGGTCAAGATCGACAGGGAAACCTTCAAGGCCATCCGATTCGTCAAGAACACCAACCCAAGGGAGCGAATAACCTTCGAAGACGGCACGAAGTTCGTCTTTCCCGGCCAAAGCTACCTGTGCCAAGATTTTGAGATCGCAACCCAGATTCTGAAAGTAGCAGACCGCTACAGCATCGTCATCCAATAACGTCCACACCACCATGAAGAAGTCCTATTCCGAAGCCTCCAAGCCCGGCAGCACCAAGGGTCCGAGCGGCGGCAAGGTTCATTCGCCCAGCAACACCCCGGAGGAGCAGATCGCCACCATCGGCGGGATGCCTCCCACGAAGAAGATCGACCAGATCGACAAGGAAAACACCCCCAAGTCCGCGCCGGGAGCCGTCCACGGCATCTGACGCGCAGGTTCTACGTCGCGGTCAGGTTGGTGTGCGCGGTCCTTGGGCGGCGGCTCCCGGTGCGGGACCGCCGCCTTTTTCGTTTCGTTTAAACTAACATGGCAATTCCCCAAAGTTTCAACGACGTAATCGCCATCCTGAATACGAGTGTAAACAGGCCGGATATTGCGCCGAGCTACGCGGATTTCATCAATCGGGCGGTTCGTGACACGGCGGCGGCGCATTCATTTGAGCAGATGAAGGCGACGGCGACGGTGACGTTGCCAGCCGGTGCGGGAACGATTGCCCTTCCGCTGAACTGGAAGGAGCCGCAGAACGGGAGGTTCTGGTCGTTTGCAAAGATCGGAAGCGGGACGCAGGCACCCTGCCCGGTCTACAGCAGGAGCGAAATAGAGCGTCTGGCGGCTTCGTTCCTTCCAAGCCCATACTTGGTATTCACGCAGGACAACTCGGCCTTCCAGCTAGGTTTGCTGCCTCCTGCGGTGGCATCGGCGGCATGGGCGATCCTCGTCTATTACTACGCCTACCCGGATGTGGTGACCGACCTGACAAAGGGTACGCCATTGCTGACGTTTTACCCGAACGCAATCCTGTCGAAGACGCTTTCCCTGATTTTCCAGTCAATCAGCGATCCGGTGTGGCAGGAGCATGAGCAGGCGTGGCAGACTGAGATGCAGCGGATAACCGGGGTCGATGTTGGAGCGGCGAACGCCGCGCCCCGGCCCGACAAGGAATAACCCATGACCTTAGACCAATACCGGACCCTTCTCCTCGACTGCACCAAGCAGGACACGCAGATCGGGATTCTGACCACATGGGTCAACACGGCCCTGTCCGAGCTACAGCGTAGGCGGTCGTGGCGCGGCATGAAGAACACGATCAGCCTGACGATTCCCGGAGGGAACGGATCGGTCAACCTGCCCGCTACGTTCAAGGAGCCGCAGAGCGGAATCAATCCACTGCGCGGAACGGATGCGACAACGCCGCAGGGGTTTGTGAACTGGTTTCTCTACAGCAAGCAGGAGGTGATGCGGCTGCTGGAGATTCAGGTTGGAGCCCCGGACCGGAAGGCGTACATCGACTTCGACGGCACGAACTGGAGTTTAAACACTCTGGGTCAGGTCGGATCAACGACCACCTTCCAACTCGACTGCTACCTTTATTTTGCGGACCTGTCCGGTGGTACGGATTCGAATTACCTGACGAAGGAATATCCAATGCTGGTGCTTGAACAGGCGAAGCAGTACGCCTACCGGCACGTTGGAACCCCGGACGCCTTGCAGATGGCACAGGCTGCGCAGGCCGAAGTTGAGCGTCAGTACCAGCTTGCGGCTGCGGATGACGGCTTCCGCGAGGTTCGCGGAAGAAGGTTCAGGATGTCTGGCTTCTAGTTTAAACAGGAACTCTTATGTCTCTCCCCATCATCGATCCTACCCAACCCGCCGACTCAAATGCGATCAGCGCGGGAGCATCAGAAATCCGCAAGATTTGGACGTACCTTCAGAATTTCCTGAGTGTGTCGTTCAACATGACCACGGGGGAGCTGAACGCCTCGGCTGTCCCGAACGGCCTTCCGACACCGTATGGCGCGGCGGGGACGATCCTGCGGTCCACGGGACCGAGTTCAACCCCCTCATGGGATGTGGTGGGGAATTTCATTCCGGTGGGTTTAATCGCCCCGTATGGCGGTGCCTCGGTTCCCTCGGGGTGGCTGGAGTGCGACGGATCCCTGGAATTGATTGCAACCTATCCGGCCCTTGCCGCGATTTTAGGCACAACCTTCGGAGGCGACGGGGTTACGAATTTCGGGCTCCCGAACCTAAAGGGTAGGACAGCGGTTGGCCTAGGGACCGGTGACGCACCCGACGCGACGAACTGGACTCTGGGCGAAAAGGAAGGCGAGGAAACCCACACGCTGACCGTTGACGAAATGCCCGCCCACACCCACAGCGTTTCGGCGAATTTGAATAACGCGCAGGCAAACGGAAACGTGGGTGCTGCTGGTGGCATTCTCGCCGACCATTCCGCATCTGCGACCGGATCGACCGGAGGAGGCACCTCGCACAATAATCTTCAGCCCTCTCTAGGGCTTCGCATGATCATCAAGTCGTGAGACGTAAACTCGAAAAAGATTTCATGCGCCCCGGCATGGGGCGGTTTGAGGTGGTGATCAAGTCGCCGACCCTCGGGCTGATGACGCGCATTCCCGGTGACCAGCCGGATCCGCGCTATGCGACTGCGGCATCAAACGTGCGGTTTGATGATGGCGTTGTGCGGTCCGCTCCGGGTATCGAGCCGATTCTTGGATCGGTTCTCGACAGCCCGGTGTGCCTGATATTCCAGTGCAACGTGATGCCTTCCACCGGCATGAACCGTCAGGTTGCGGTGTTGATCGCCTCGGAGCAGAAGCTGTACTCGCTGACGAAGGCGAGCGAGACGGTGTTCGCTTTCCCGGAGCAGTCGGTGGTGGAGTTTCGGGGTGACCTGACCACGCACGATGCCATAAGGCAGTTGCCGACAACGCAAACCGTGATTCCTCAGACCATCGCCGTGAGCATCAGCGATGACATGGAGATCTGGAAGCTGCGGCAGCGTGCGGTTGGCGAGGATGACAACGACAATGGCTTCATTCTCCCGTTCGATTACGGCCTCGTTTCAAACAATAAAATCTGGGTGAGGATCCGCTGATGTACCAATTCCCGCTTCCACAGGCACAGGTCGTTGCATTCCAAGGCCAGATCACCAGCATCGCCGGGATCCGTGGAATCCCCACGCTTGGCCTACAATTCCCGTGCGCCTATGTTTTCAGCCTGAACGATGACAGTCAGGAGTGGAAGCTGCGGGCAAAGGGAGCGGGAGAGGCGGATGATGGAGTCACCTTCCTGCTTCCAAACGATTACGACTCGATGACCAACAACGTGATCTGGGTGAGGACACTCTGATGAAAAATCTGTTTAAACTGATCTTTACGGTTTGGTTTTCGCTGGCAATTTGTGGCGGCGCGTTAGCCCAGCATCAGGCGGTCACGGTGTTGCCAAACGGGACATCGGGACACATCGGAACGATCAACACTTCGGGGATAACCTACTACAATTTTAGTTCCGGAATCACTGTGGATTTCACCGGGGTAACGATTGTGGGGGGGACAGGGGGAAGCGCGTCATGGGGTGCGATCACCGGAACGCTTACAAACCAGACCGATCTCGTCTCTGCTCTTGGCACCAAGGCACCGGTTACGACGGCAACAACGAGCCAGCTTCTCGCGGGAAACGGATCCGGTGGATTTACAAATATTACTCTGGGGACGAATCTTTCCCTTGCCGGGGCGACCCTTAACGCAAGTGGGAGCGGAACGTGGGGATCAATCACGGGAACCCTATCGAACCAGACCGATTTAAACACGGCACTGAACGCAAGGATCACAGCACCGGCCACTCCGTCCCTGAACAATTTCCTTTATTGGAACGGATCGGCATGGGCGAACGCGACTCTGGGAACAAACCTTTCGATGTCTGGCAGCACGCTGAATGCGTCAGGAGGGGCAGGCAGTGCAAACTGGGGATCGATTGGAGGAACGCTTTCTGCACAGACGGACTTGAGCAGTGCGCTGGCCGGTAAGCAATCGACGCTTACATTTGCCCAATCCGTCACGAATGGATCCGGGACGATCACCCTAACCGGGGATACCCCTACTCCTGCGGCCTCGTACTACTACGGGACAAATTCAAGCGGGACTCGCGGCTGGTTCGCCATTGCGAATCCGACAGCACTTTCGTTCTCGACCGGCCTGACAAATACCCTCGGGACGATTACGGTAAACGCAATCAGCCTTGCGAGCGCGGGATCCGGCGGGGTGACCGGGAATCTCCCGGTTGGGAATTTAAACAGCGGGACATCGGCATCGGCATCGACGTACTGGCGCGGAGACGGGACATGGGCAACGCCTCCGGGGACCGCGTACACGTTTTCCCAGTCGGTCTACAATTCCTCAGGCACGGTCACGCTGACCAACGACAGTGCTTCTCCGGGGAACAGTTATTATTACGGGACGAACAGCGGAGGAACTAAAGGATGGTTCGCAATCCCTAATCCGACCGCTCTGACCTTTTCTACGGGCCTTACGAACACGGCTGGTACGGTCACCGTCAACGCGATTAATCTCTCTACCTCGGGCAGCGGAGGAGTAACTGGAACGCTTGCAGTGGGCAATGGCGGGACCGGGGCGACAACGGTGGCTGCGGCGAACCAAAACATGACACCGGGTACGGTGACAGTTACGGAAAGCGGTGGCGCGGCGACAATCGACTGGGCTCTGAGCAATTCCTTTGACCTTACCCTGACCACGGTTGGCGGTGGAAACTGCACGATTTCCTTCGCCCATGTTCAGGACGGGCAAATAATCACCATCGACATCCACCAGACGGGTGCGAATGCCTACACGGTTACTTGGCCCACAATGAAATGGCCCAGCAATAACGCTCCGATAATGACTTCAGGGACGCACACGGACACCTACACGGTAAAATACAACGCCGTATCCGGTTATCTGCAAGGCTCCTATGTCCAGAACTACTAAGCTATTCCTGATCGCGTGCGCGGTGGCGGTATGCGCCCCGCTTATCGCCTTTCAGCAGATCCCGTTTGGTCTGTGGGGTCAGGTTGTGTCCCACGGAACAGTCACGTTCAGCACGGTTGGAACGACAAGCTGGACGGTGCCTGTGGGTATAACGAGTGTTGATGTCCTTGTGGTGGGCGGCGGTGGTGGTGGCGGAGAGGCAACAACTCCTGACGGTGAGGCTGGCGGCGGCGGCGGCGGCGGCGGCGTAATCCGAAACACAACCTATTCGGTCACGCCGGGATCAACCATTACGGTAACCGTAGGAAATTATGGTTCTTGGGATACGAATGGAGGGTCATCGATATTTGGAACCCTTGTCGCGGTGGGAGGTGGTCATGGAGGATATTACAACTCCGCTGGAGCAACCGGTGGGTCAGGCGGTGGAGCAGCGGCAACTTATTCGAACCCCGGTTCCGGTACAGCCGGGCAAGGAAATACCGGAGGCAATGGGGCAAATTCGGCGGGAGGTGGTGGCGGCGGTCAGGCATCCACAGGCTCAGATGGGGTCTACTCAACCCGAGGAGTTGGCGGCAATGGTGGGACCGGGTATCTTTATGCCGGTGTGTATTATGGAGCCGGTGGGGGAGGCGGGGCAACCGGAGTCGCCAGCGTTGGAGGTAATTATTCCACGCCGCCCGGAACAGCCGGTGCTGGGCATGGTGGTGACCACAATGGTGTCGCCACGGATGCAACTCCCAACACTGGATCCGGTGGTGGAGGTGGCGGCGGTTACTCAGGAAGCCAAACAAACGTAGCTCCGGGGTTTGGAGGTTCTGGGATTGTAATTGTGACCTATTGAGGATTTAAACGCATAATGCCCATGAAAACACTGATGAACAAACTTTTCTCGGTCGCCTTGCTTGCTTTGGGGATACCGGTCATGGCGACAACTCCCGCGCCGACCGATGTGGCGGGTCTGGCGGTGAACCCGTCAGGTGTGTTTAAATACCTGAACGTCGATGCGAACGGTGCGCTGATGCTGGCAACCTCTTCGCTGCCGGGCGCAACGGTAAGCGCACCCAGCGCGGTGTTTGGGACCGCTGTGAATCCATCGGGGAAGTTCCAGTACCTGAGTGTAGACGCGAACGGAGGGCTGATCGTGAGCGGATCGAGCATCCTTCCATCAATGAGCGCGGGTACGGCGAATGCAATCCTTACGAACAACGGATCGGCGGCATCGTGGACATTAACGCCGACAGGTCTGACATCGATAAACGGTCTGGCATTTCCCACGGTTGGGACCGGGCAGTATTTCTCGGTTGGTTTAAACACGACTGCGGTGAAGACGGCGGCGACCTACGCGGCCCAGCCGGGTGACTTCGTTCCCTGCGACACGACGAGCAACGCGATCACGATCACGCTTCCCACCGCTCCTGCCGACAAGACAAGGGTGGCGGCAAAGCTGGTGATCATGGGAGGATCGAACGGGGTCACGATCAACACGGGCGGGACCGATGTCTTCAACAAGGTCGGGGGAGGGACGAGCTATTCGATGCCTCTTGTCAATCAGGCGGTTTCCTTCCAGTACGCGGCGGGAACACCGGGCATCTGGTATGCGGTCAGCAACGACGTAGCCCTGTCCCAGCTAGACGCCCGTTATCCGCAACTGGCAGCGGGAACGAACACGTTCACGGGTACATCGCTCTTGGGAGTGAACACGGTAAAATCGGCTGCGTTGAGCGATCTGACTCTCGGCACGGGTACGTTCGGGACGGGGATCACGCTGGCTTCGGCTACGGGGACGGCCACGTTCGCGGTGAGTCCGGTAGTGAGCACGTTTTCGACGGCTGGGGTAGTGGTTAATAATTCGCTGGGTGTTCTGTCGAGCACAACGGCCCTTCCTAGCACGACTACGGCGACAACCCAGTCGGTTCTGGATAATACGACTGCTGTCGCGACCGACGCTTTCGCCAATGCTGCAGGCAGGGCTGCTTTCGTCGGAACGATTGCGGCTCCCGACACGACTGCGGGCGCGATGACGCTGGTCGCTCCGCTGACCATCGTCTACACCGACTGCACCGCCGCTAATCGCACCTACACGCTTCCGGCTGCTGCTGCGGGCAACAAGGGCATGGCGGTTATGATCGTCGCTGCCGCTGTCGGGGCGCATCACATCAACTTCCAGCCCTATTCCGGCGACATCTTCTACGTCTCGGGCGCTGCCATCACGGTAAACTACTATTTCCAAGATGCGTCGCCTTCGGTCGGCGACTACGCGGTCGCGATTTCGGACGGCGTGCATTGGAGCTTCACCTTCGGGACTGGCTACATCGGCACCTGGGCTGCGGCTTCCGGCGCTTAATCAGCCATGAAATTCCTCCACCGTTTAGCAGTTCTGCTCGCCCTGCTTGCGGCTGCGGTCCTGCCTGTTTCGGCGCAATGGGCTTCGATTCTTAGCGGATCGAATGTCGGCTACCTGTTCAGCAAGTCGGGCGGTGCCGCGGCTCTGTATTCGCTTCAAGGCAGCAAGTCCGACGCGACCTACCAGTGCGACAGTTCGTCTCCTCCGAAGATTTCGCTGATCGCGGATCGCAGCGGCAACAGCTCCACGAATTGCTTGGTGCTGAATGGGGTCACATATAACTACGCTTGGGCGCCGAGTTCCGCTGCGCTGCAAATAACGGGCGACATTGATCTAAGGTGCCAGATCATGCTGTCGAGTTGGTCATCCCAGCCGAACAACCCAAGCCTGATCTCGAAGGACGATGTCTCCACGAGCCGGGACTACACCTTCTACATAAACTCCAGCGGCAGGTTCGTTTTCTTGACGAGCACCAACGGGAGTTCGACGCGGGCGGCGACTTCACAGAACGCAACCGGGCTTGCGGCCTATTCCGTTTCGTGGTGCAGGGTGACATACGAGGCTTCGTCGGGACACGTCAACTTCTACATTTCGCCGGACGGCATTTCTTGGTCAACGCTTGGGGCGCAGCAGACAATAGCCTCCGGGGCGATCCACGCGGGAACCTATCAGCTTGAGCTTGGGGCCACGGAGCAGAACAACGGCAATATGGCCGGTGTCATGTATCGCGCCTGTGTCTACAACTCCATCGCCAGCGGAACGACGAACACGGGTCCGATCAGCAACGCCTACCTTGTGTTTGACGCGGACTTCTCGCGGGTGGCAAAGCTGTTACCCCAGTTCACGGAGTTCAATCCGAACAACGCGCAGGCGACGGTGACGATCGCCAGCACCGGCGCGACAGGAGCACGCATCGCAGGCGAGAGGGACCTCGTGCAATTAGTAGCTGCCAGCGAGCCATTATTGCTGGCGTATGCAGGGACGAAATACTCTTACAACAATGGCACGGCGGGATACACGCTGACCACGCCAACGCAGACCATTACGGGCAATACGACGCTCACCTTTGACTTGGCCCTGTCCAGCTATGCGCCCGCATCGAACGTAACCCTCTTTGACAAGTTGAGCGGCAACAACGGGATTCGCGTGCTTCTGCTCACAACGGGAGTTGTGCGCCTTGTGGTGGGCGATGGCAGCGCGGCGACGAACGTGGACTCGACCTCTGCCTGCTCCATCACGGCGGGCGCACGCGGCACGCTGGCAATCGCATGGACTGACGGGGTGGGCGCGACCTTCACGCAGAACGGGTCAACCCCGCTAGGGACGGTTGGATCGGTTCATACGCTCACAAACGCCGCAGTAACTGCAACGGTGGGGCCGTGGACGGGCAGCATCTACAGCGTCACGGTGGCAAGCGCGGTGGCAACCCTCACCTGCAACCCGAACGCCAGCTACTCCTCGGGCGCGACATGGACTGCCACTACGGGCGAGGTCTGGACGATCAACGGCGGCGCGTGCGTCGTGGGCCAAAATTGCGCGTACTTCAACGGGACGAGCAGCTACATGGCAAGTGCGCCGTTTAGCTACGCGCAGCCGGAGTCCATCTATGCGACATTCTCCCTGCTAAATTCCGGCACAACGCCAACCTATCAGGATGTGTTTGATGGCGGCACCTACAATACGGGTGCGCTTTTCGTTGTGGGGGCCGACACACCCACAAAGCCGCTTCGGCTTTACGCTGGCTCAAACGCCACCAGCGGCTTTTCCAACACGAAGGCAACCCAGAACCTATGCGCTTCCGCGTTTGTATTCAACGGGGCAAGCTCATCGGGGAAGGTCAACCTAACCGCACCCATTACGGTAAACGTGACCCCCGGCGCAAACAACATGAACGGGCTGACGCTCGGGAGCGGTGCAGGAACCGGATCGTCCCAATACACGAACATCCTAGTCAGCGAACTTCTCCTGCGCAGCGCAGCCGACAGCGCAGCGACACAGGCCCAAATCGCAAATTATCAGATTAGCAAGTGGAAGATCGTCACGCCATGAGCCGCACCTTCTTAACCTTCAACAGCTACGCCGCCGCGCAGGACGCCGACGCCAAGGTTTGCCTGTACCTGCGGGACACCTACCACGGGTCATATAACCAGTGGTCAGGCGTCTCCACGAACGGCACCCTCTACGGCATAGACTGGGCAAGCGAAGTGCAGGCCGTCTACGGCGACCCCTCCACCAACCCCTCCCTAGTCCTCGTTGACGAGGTTGTGGATGCCGATGGGAAGGGCGACTGGTATCTCTACGCCCCCCCGCCACCCCCTCCCGACAACCCATGATCGAACCCCGCTGCGACGGAGCCGGATGCCCCTTCACTGACTCCTGCCAGCGATTCGATCCCACCTACGATCACCTTCATCACCTCTATCTCAACCTTCCCCCCTACGATGCCGAATCCAACTCATGCGAGTACCGATTTCCTCAAGGTGAAGCTGGGCAAGAAAAGCCCTCGCCATGATCCGCGCACGCTGCGCCTAGCGAAGTACGTTAGGGCATTGCCTCCTCCCCCCGCGAGCGTGGATTGGACTAAGCTTGTCACCTTCCCATGCGGAATGATGAACAACGACCGTTACGGATGCTGCACCTGTTCAGGGATGGGCCATGCGGTTCAGACGATCACGGCGAACGCAAATCCCCCCGAGGTGACTATCTCGGACCATGACATCCTGCTGGCCTACGAGGCGGCTTGCGGGTTCAACCCCGCAGACCCCTCAACGGATCAGGGGGGGATCGAGTTGAACGTCCTCAACTACTGGAGGACTAACGGCATCGCTGGGACGGGCCACAGGATAGCTGCGTATGCCGCTGTGAACCCCTTGAACAAGGTGGAGGTGATGCAGGCCCTCTACCTGTTCGGATTCCTCTACACGGGGGTTGCGCTTCCTGTGTCGGCTCAGGCTCAGGTTGGCGGCGTATGGGACATCGATCCCACCCCGGCTGGATCCCCCGGCTCATGGGGAGGACACTGCGTCATTATCGTCGCGGCTGACGAGGACGGACTCACCTGCATCACTTGGGGGCAGAAGCAGAGGATGACATGGGACTTCTGGAACAGGTATTTTGATGAAGCCTACGCCTGCCTTACCCCCGAGTGGATCGAGGCAAACGGGGAATCCCCGTCAGGATTCGACCTCGCAACCCTCCAGTCCGATTTGGCCCAAATCACATGAACACATCAGCATTCAAGGTCTGGTTCGGCGGTGCTCTTGCCGCCTTCTTCACGGGCTTTATCGATGGGTTCCCCGTGGGTGCTCCCGTTGGTGGCGGCATTGCCGTTGCCGATGGTGCTGCCCACCTCGACCTACAGCCCCACACAATCGAGGTGGAATTGATCCACCTCTGCGCGGTTCCCTTCTTCACCGGGCTGGCCGATGTCAGGGGATACCTTCAAAATCATCCCTTCCCCAACATCTTCGCCCCGCCAACCCTTCCCACCCCATGAACATCAAACGAATCCTGACCACTCTCATCTCGCTGCCTCTGGCCCTCGCCTTCGGCGGCTGCGTCATCACCCCTGACGGCTTCATCAACCAGCACATCCCCAACGGCACCATCGGCCAACTCAACCTCGTCGTTGGCGTGACGGGCGGTGCGGGAGGCACCATCACCGGGAAGAACATCACCAAGACCTCCACGGAGATCACGGCCCAAGAACTCCATGTGACCATCCACGACATCGTGAATCCGGTGTTCCAACTGGATGTGGTCAACGGAGCGGGCGCGGCGACCACGATGCAGCTAAAGTAGCCGCATGAACCCGGCCCCGTACCTGTCCGCAATCGCAGCGGCGTATGCCCTACCCGCTGCGAACGTCCATGTGATCGACACGATCCTCGGTCTGGACATGGGCGACAGGATGGTTCCCTACGGGGCCGTGTGCCTTGACGATACGGGGTGCCTGACGATTGGCTTCGCAGGCACCCGCACGCTTGAAGAATGGATCCTAGACTGCGAGATCGAGCCTGACGATACGCCATACGGCGAGGTGGCCGCTGGTATCTGGGGAACATACGAGAGCCTGAGAACGTCCTCGGGCAAGAGTTTAAACGAGTACGACTGGGCGATTGTGGGTGGGCATTCGCGTGGAGGTCCGCTGGCCGCATTATGGGCGGTCGAGTACGGCTCCAAGGAATACTGCCTGTTCGCCTGCCCGAAGATGATTTCGGACCGGGCAATCAACGTCCTCAAGACCCTGAAGGGAACGGCGTTTCAGATGGCAAACGATGTTGTCCCGCATCTGCCGCTGCTCGGGTATCCCGACCTTCCCAGCGTGACCCACATCCTTCCTCCCAAGCCGGGAGGGGTGGTTTACTGCCATGAACTTTCAACTTATGCAGCGAGTCTAACAAAAGGTACACCATGAGTCCTCCGACCTACCACGGCGAAAACTCCTCCCATCAGGACGAAAAGCGGTCGAGGTGGGCAGAAATCATCATGGCAGCATTGATCCCTATATTGATGGGGATCGCCGGGACCGTCGTTAGCATTAGCTACGCTCGCGGTCAATTCGACCAAGAGTTCAAAGACATTGATCTCCGATTCAAGCCGCTTGAGCAGTACGTCCAGACGAATACGACTGAGCACGACATGGCCCTATTTGTTCCTCGCGCCGAATGGCAGCAGCAGGTTCAGGGTAGGGACAAGGAAATGGCGTCGTTGAAGGAACTGATCGCCTTAGGAAACCAAAAGCAGGACCGGATGGAGAGCAAGCTCGACCACCTGATCCTAGAGCTTGACGGAACGCACAAGGGCACGGCGCAGAATTGATTTCCCGGCTCGGCATCGGGGGGCTCAAGAAACAAAAAGGGCTTGGGGGTTGTGCGCCCCCAAGCCCTCCCCTTGAAGTGATCGGCTCGGCACAGCTAGAAACCCCTGTGGATTTCCGGATTATTCAATGTTGAATGACGGACTATTAGCAGTTTAGGGTAATATCAAGCCAAAACTTATCGTCACGGTCTTCGGTCATCCGGATCGAACGGATTTCCAAGGCGGCGAGTTGGATCGTCAATTTCTTGGTATTTGTCCATCAACCTGAAAATCAGGTAAAAAGCCGCAGGACACAAAACAAGAATTACCGCGATGGAAACAATTATGGGATGATAGTAGATCACTGTTTAAACAGACGGTTTGGTTTCCTGCGCTAGGAACGAAGCCGCCAACTTTTCCGTGACGCAACCATCGAGCAGGACTGCCATCGTTTCGTCCAATGATTTACCCTTCTGATTGGTGGCCGCTTTCACGGCATCCTTCAGGGATCCCTTTACGATTTTGACGGCAGACATGAACTGCTGTGGGGTTACGCCGAGATTTGAGGCGCGGGTGAAAACCAACTCGGCATCGGTGATTTCATCCATCTTGCGACCGGGGCGAAGGCACCATCCGGGTATTACCTCACCGGCCTCGATCCTGCGCTTGGCCTCTGCCTTTACCGCCTCAATGACCTTTTCCGCAAGCGATACACGGCCTAGGAAGGCCGCAATCTGGTCGTTTGAGGTAAGGGTAGCGGGCTCTACCTTGGAAAGCTCCATAGTGACAAATTTCGCTTCTTCGCAGTTTGCCCGGCATGGGCAGTAACGGCAGTGCTCACCGGGGATCCGGAGGGCATTGGGCTCCTCGGCAAGGCGCAGGGTGGCAAATAATTCCTCCCTCGCCTTCTTGATTTCCTCGGGGCCGTATTCAACGAGGATTGGAGTCTGGGAAATCCACGGCTGAATGATCGACATCAGGATGGTCCGATCATAACCTAGAAGTTCTGCGATCAGAACGACATAGGCTCTGATCTGCATATTCGACTCGACGCTTTCAACCGGTATGCGTCCGGTTTTCCAGTCGGTGCCGATGATTAATTTCGGCGCGACCATGATTCGGTCGAGTTGTCCGCTGAAAATATCCCTGCCGTCCGGACCCTTCAGGAATATTCTGCGCTCGACAATATCCTCGACGGCAGTCGCGGGATCGACTGCCGGGAAATATTTGTCGAGCATGGAGATCCACTGCTCCCAGCACCGGACAGCGAATTCAATTTCCTCGTCCTTGAGCCCCAACATTTTCTTATCAGACGATGGATCAGCCAGATAAGCGTGAATTCGTTTTCCGCTCTCGGTGTAGTCAAAAACCACCGGATCCCTATGGGGTAATTTTCTCTTTAGCTGGAGATACCCCGGACACCCATGTATCCGGGGGTACTCCGATGCGCTTGGCAGGCCACGACGGGAGTCAGGATTTTCCCCGACTTCGACGGAAGGATTTTCCTCGCTCATGTTAGGCTGGGGGATGGGGAATTGTCGAAAGCCCGGTTATTGCCTTTTCCAGCTTGGCAAGAGCGGAGGATTTCAGTTCCCACACGCTTGCCGCGCCTTCGTGAACCATGCCGGGCAGATTCTTGGCGTAGGCGAAGAGGCGAGTTTCGCTGACGTTCCCGTTCAGCATCTCCTGCTGCATCCGGTTGATCATCGTCTCGCGCTCCTGCGGGGTGATTTCAGGCTCGCTGGGGGCCGTGGGAGCCGGTGGGGCATCCTGTACCTTCCTCGGGCGACCGGGGCCGCGCTTGGGCGGTTCCTGAGGCTGCGGCGGGGCAGCGGGAGGAGTCTGCGCCTCAAGATCCGGGTGGGAGTCTGCCGCCGATGTGGCCGGGGCAGAACCGCTGGCCGGTGGCGATCCCGTGGTTCCGGCGGGATGGGCCGAGTCCGCTTGTTTAAACAACGGCCTGCGAAGTTCGGTCTGGGGGGCGGTGGGGAATGCCTCCTCGATGGTTGTCTCTCCATCCTTGAGAGCGGTCCCGAGGCCGATCAGGATTTCGAGCTTGTCGATGGTGACATCCTCAACCTTCTGACAGTCAACGACTGCCAAAATACGGTTTTCCATGACGCCCATCTGCTTCAGGCGGTCGATGATTTTCCCGCGTTTCTCGACAAGGCTGCTGACCTCGCCGACCGCAACCCGCTTCGCCCGGTCGAAAACGGGCTTAATCAGGGCGAGGGGGACCACCTTGAAGGCGGCATCGCGGAAGGCGATGGCGATGCAGGCGTTGCAGGCGAGATTGATGTCATCCTCGTCAATATTCGGCTTGTTCTTCTTCTTGAAGATCCTGCGCCGTTTCTCGATGGAAATGGCGAGGTTCCTTTCGAGGTCATGCGCGACGGCTTGGACAACGACATGGGGGTTGTCCCCGGACGCCTGTACGTCGATCACGCGAGCCCCGGTCCGCATATTCCCGTAGCAACTGACCGCAATTTCGGCCAGACGGATGCTCGGCCCCTGAATTACCTTCCCTCCTCGCGGAAGGGTGTAGAAGCAGGAGGCTGCGGTTTCCTCGTCCAGCGTGGCGAAAGTCAGCATATCGGCCTTTACCTTGGACAGCACACGGGGGAATTTCCGTGCGGTGGATATTTGGGAGTCGATCTGAGCACGCTCGATTGTTTCCAGAGCGGACAATTCAACAATTTCGGTCTTTGGCTCGTCAGGGATTTTCTCTGACTCGGAGGGTATTTCAGTCATAGCCCGGCCAATTTAAGACTTGACCCCGATGCGTCAAGCTCTAATTAGGGAATTAATTTATGACAACCGACCCCATCCCATCCGTAACCCAGCAAGGATTTTCCGTTCGGCTCCTGAAAAGCGAGGCCGGGGGATATAACGGCGGGATGGTTCGAATTAATGGCGAGCTTCTTCTCTGCACGCGGATCGTGCGGTATGCCGAGGAAAACGGCAGCAAGCGGCTGGTATTCAAGCTGGCATGGCAAAAGCCGACCGGCGCACCGGACGGAATCAACATGAATCTGGTGCATGAGATCGACCTTCCGGGTTTTCCGGAGGACGGCCATGCCGAGGATCCGAGGGTGATTCGCTGCCCGAACGGTGATCTGCTGATCTGCTTCGTCCACGCGACCGACGATCTGAAGCGTCCCCCGTGCGTTCGCTTGGCGCGGATCCGGAACGAAAATTCGATCCAGTCTGCGGAACTGCTCCCGATCATCAAGTACGAGGGGAACGGAACCCCGGACAAGCAGCAGAAGAACTGGCAGTTTTTCTACATCGGCGACCATCTGTACTTCATCTACTGGACTTACCCGCACAAGGTGGTCGAGGTGAACCCGGACACCGGGGAGGTGCTGGGACGGTGGGACGCACACGATGACAAGAATTTTTGCTGGCAGTGGGGACCGCTCTCGGGAGGCACCCCGCCGGTCCCGTGGCGCGGAAAGATGCTGTCCTTCTACCACGGTTATATGCCCCATCCGGTGCGCCGCCGCCGCTACTACATGGGCGCATACACCTTCAGCCAGAAGCCCCCATTCGAAATCATCGACATCACGCCGCCCCTCCTGAGGGGAAGCATGAACGACCCGACGAATTTCGAGCCGCCGAATCACGCCGGTCTTCCGCTGGTGGTGTTCCCCTGCGGCCTTGTTCCTGAGGAGGGCGACCCGGATCAGATGCTCGTCTCTATGGGGGTGAACGACTCCTACTGCGCCCTTGGATCATTCGACCTGCGGATGCTTCCGTTCCAGCCGGTCAGCGAAATGAGATTCCCAAAGGTTTTCCATTTCTTCAGTCAGGACATTTCGATTCCGCTTCGCGCCAGCCAGATCCGCAGCGTCCCGTGGACACCGACCAAGCAGGGATTCGGAGGCGTGATCGCATCCGACAACCCGATGGTGATCGATGATTGCGTCACACGGGGAGGCGTTAGCGAGATCAGCAAGGAAATGTACGATGCGCTCGTAAACGGGCAGGCCGAGAAAAAGGAAGAGATCGCGCCGAGGATGATCGACGTTCCCACGGGGACCGTTGCGAAGACGCTCGACATCATCAACACGATCATCAACGAAATCTCCCGCCTTCCCGGCTGGTCTTTGACCGAGAACAACATCGTCTTCGCCTCGCTGGTGCTGGCCTACCGCCCGGAGGTCGTGGTCGAGATTGGAGTGTACGGTGGCCGCTCGCTGATTTCAGTGGCCCTTGCGATGCGTGCGGTGGGGACCGGAACCATCCACGGCATCGATCCGTGGAACCCGAAGGATTCCATCGAGGGAGAAACCGAGAACAACGCGGAGTGGTGGGGCAAGCTGGATCACGAAAGCATCTACCGTTCCTTCCTGTCCGCGCTGGACCGTTTCAGGGTCGCCGACATCGTTCAAGTTCACCGCAAGCGGTCGGACGCCGTTGACGCACCGGAGGGGATAGGCTTCCTGCTGATCGACGGGAATCACGCGAGCCAAGCCACCGTCGATGTCGAGCGTTTCGCGCCCAAGGTTATTCTCGGTGGTTTCTGCTACATGGACGATCTGATGTGGTCCGGTGGAAACGTGTCCGAGGGGGCGGCAATCCTGACAAAGAGACTCGGATTCAAGATGCTTTTCCGGATGGGAACCGGTGCCATGTTCCAAAGAATCAGCCTATGTTGACCATCGCATATTGCACCAACCGTTTAAACCCCCAGATCGAGTGGTTCTTCCGCTCGCTTGAGCGGGAGATAGGAAACGACCGGGCGAACATCGAGATCGTCGTTGTCGATTTCTGGATGCAAGACATGGAGGGATGGACTCCATACAACGTGACTCAGCGCAAGCTCACGTTTGCGAACATGACCCGGCTCCCGTTCATCCACATCCCTCCGAAGCCGACCGTCTGGCAGGGGCCGCACCGGCTGACCAAGCGGGATTATTTTGCAGCAGCGAATGCGCGGAACACGGCCTTGTGCTGCGCAAGGGACGGGTGGATCGTTTACGT